GACTTAGTGAAAACAGAATCAACTACAATTACTTATTAGCTATTGAAATGCTAAATGCTACTAGCCCAAATCCCTCTCCTCCGAATCTATATCTGATTCGGAATGGAAGTAGTGATGATGGGATGCTGTGCGGAGTTTACACCAGATACAGTACAGTAAATGGAGGAGTTCTGAACTCAGAATTCCATTTATTCCTGTTTTGGGAAACTGCAGAAAGAATAGCTGTTAAAACATCAAGTTACAGCTTTGATGATATTAAGTATTTCTATCATTTTTGCAGATTTTTCTGTGCTAATATGAAAACTAAGCCTTTATTTATGAAAAAGCTTAATACTGGCACAGGTACAAAATGGCACAAAAGAGGGAAATCAGTTTTCATGAGTCACTCTTTAAACAAAGGTACGTATAATATCACGTACATTCAGAAAGATCATCCTTTGAATGATTGGAAACTAGGATTGTATATGAATATGGGTGTTGAATTTGCACCAATACCGTCTCATATCAAAACGATTCAAATGGCTATTAACTATGAACATTATGTCCTTCCTGAAGGAGCATACAAGTCCTTCATCACTAATATACCATTAAACTCTCAAATCGTTTACCAAACTGACTATGTTGATATTAACCTAGGAAGAGGTGTCGAAATTCCCTATAAGATAGACATTCCAGTCCCTTATATAGGTATTATCGAGTTTTGGAAAGCTGTAGAGAAAAGATTTGGACTCAAATATTTCTCTAATCAAACTCATGCTAACAAGTGTAGCCTCGAAGGGTTCAATTGCATCCATTGGATGGAATTAATCTTCCAAGAAACTATACTAAATATTGAAACAGTGGTTTATGACATGTATGACAAGAATGGAAGAGATTTCCTTTCTATCTTGAACAGATACGGGGCGAATATAAATACTCAGTCTCAGTATAACATAAGAATAGTCTTTATTGTGTGTTGGATGCTCGGAGAGCTCCTCAACTCAAGAAGTGCTATTGGCTTACAATTTGACAAAACACTGACTTTGAAATACAAAATGACAGGGTTTATGGCTAATAAAAGAATCCCGGTTGTAGACTGGGTAGTTCGAATGACAGATGATTCTTTTTACAGAAATTTCATCAAACCTGCAGCACACACATACAAGATTACACCAGATATGATGGTTTTGTATACACGAGCAGCCTATCCAGAACTAGAAGGAATAGTAAAATTCATGTGCGGATTTCACCCTTGGCCTTTGGTTTACTACGGATTAGTAACAGAACATTTAAAGAGTTCCTTGAACTATATCTCGACAAAGTATCCAAGTATCGATAAGATCTTGAATGCACTCAGACACT